TTTTTTTTTGTCAGCATCCTTTTTATTTTGTTTTTAAACAAGTAAGAAACACCTCCAACAATAGAAGCTAAAGAACCTATGATTAAATCGTTGTATTTGTCCATCTTACAACTTTAAGTCTTGGTAACTTAACCCCATAAAACCGTGAATGCCCTCTCCTTCAATGTTTGCAGAGTAAGACTTCCAACCGTAAGGATGGTCAATCTCTCCATCTTCGTCAGCCTCTAAGTCGTGCCAAAGAACATCAACAAGGTAACTGCTTCCAATTAGTCCATCATCTATAACTTCCCCGTCTTCTATTACAGGTTCTGCGATAACCTCCAAACCTAATTCTACAACCGTGTGTTTGTGAGTTGCGTACTTGTTTCCTTCTTCGTCTGTTTCAACTCCTAAAGCTTCGATTTTTTCGATTGCTTGTTCTTTTGAATTGAAAGCGTATTTACCAATGTGTATTGCCATAATATATTTATTAAAAATCTGTTATTGAATCGTAAACTTTGATATGTCTTATGCCTCCGTAGAATAATCGTTCTGTTGAAGTTCCTTGAGTGTTTAAAGATATATTTTTCAATGCTGAATCAAAGGAAAAAGTATGAGTTTTAAAACTGTTATCTGTATCAACCAATTCCCCGTTTATCTTTAGTTCGTTATTCCCCGATTGAAACTTTAACTTATATGTGTTATAGTCAAATAGATTAAAAGAAGATGGCATACTAATCTGAATATCATCTTCTCCCCCCGATAAAGATGCAATCAGCAAGTAAGGTCTTGGCTCATTAGCACCACCCGAATATCCTATCGTTATTCTATTATTTATGTCTGCTGCTAATGTTATTCTACTTGATGGAATGGATATAGGGAACGCTTTAAATCCTGCTTCAAAAACACCCTCGCTGTTGTTAAAGTCAATATTCCCTGCGAAATTACCTGCGTCGTTGTTTCTTGTAGTTGTACCATTTGATAAGTTTGGAATATATGAAGAAGTATAATTACCTACTTCTATTTGACCTCCCCAAACCGAAAATTCTGTAAAGGTATCCTCGTAAGAGTAAATAACGAAATGAGAATTTCCACCAACTCCAACAGGTACAGTTATGTTTTCTATTATTACTCTATACCAACCATTTCCTGCGTTGATTACTTTAGCAGTTGCAAACGAAGATACCTCGTTTAATATTATTGAACCATTTGATAAATCTACAACTATATATTTACTTCCTGTACTTGAGTGAAAATTCTCTGTGATACCAACTCTTATCTTAGAGCTTCCTGCAACGTGTTTTACATAGGTAGAACAAGAATAGGTGCTTTCAGCCACAGTAGTAATACCTTGCGTGAAAACACCATTGAGTTCGGTTGATACAGAAATAACGTCAGCAGTCATATTTCCATTCGGAGAAGTCTCATCGTCTGTTCTTATTATTAATGTTCCATCACTTGGGGTTTTCCCCCAAGAACTTATTTGTTCTGAATATATAACTAAATTTGTTCTCTGTGGTTCTAACAACAAGGAAGGACATCCACCATCTGAATAGTCTAATCTCGGTACATTGTTGCCCATAGATTCAAGAATTCCATCTTTATTTGTTCTCGTAGCTGTTGTAGCTCTTGAGAACTCGTCAAAATCAGCAGAAGAATCATTCGGCAAAACTCCGTAGGCAGTTCCTGCCTTATATCCACTAGGTACGTATAAATATTTTAATGCCATAATTTGTTTTTTTTATGATGTTAATGCTGCAAGTTCTGCATCTGATAATGCTTCTTTAAATACCACTATTTGTTTAATAAATGCATCTGTGTTATTTGCACCATTACCTTGGTCAAGAGCCAACTCATTCAGTGTATCATTAAAGGTAAAGACGTCAGTTGAAGTGGACACTTCCGTTCCGTTTATCCAAAGTGCAATATCTCCCGATTTGTATTTAATTGCTATCTTGTTAAATTCAGTTTGGTCTGTTACGTTCGAAGATAAAATGGTTTGTATTGAAGAAGCTTGAACTCTTGCCTGCACGGTAGTTCCGTTAAAGAAGTAAAACACAATTCGGTTTGCTGTTGTATTGGATGCAGACAAAGATATTGCTCTCGTTCCCACGTTGTTTAATGTTGCAATTTCAGTAAAAAAAACTCCTTCCGTGCCACCTATTAAAGTAGCATCCCCTCCATTATAATACTCATCTTTTACCCTTGTAACCGTCCCCGAAGTTGTAGGAATGTAACTTGAAACCCTTCCGTTTTGACTTGATAATGCTGTTTTTTCTAATTGCGCACCCCATATTTCTATAATATTATCAGACGATGTTCCTTCTGTATCAATATAGAAACGATTCGCAGACGTTCCGTTTATGGATTCATATTTAATTCTTTGCCAATCAGAACCAACCGATACAGTTGTTGTTGTTACCGATGAAGAATCTCCAAATCCAATTTCTACGTCTGTCGTTCCTACACCGCTTTTTTTCCTAACCCAACAAGAAACCCCAACACCTTGACCTGTTGCAGAAGATGCCATAGCACCCTCCAAACCTCCTTGAGCAACCTGTCCTTGAATAGCGTATATTGTAGATGATTCTCCTCTTGGGTTTATACCCGTTGAAGAAGTCAGTGTTACTCCTGCCTTTTGCCAAAGCACATTTGAAAAGTCTTCGCTGTATCTTATTTGATTGGTGGATGCTAATTCTGATAAAATAGCACCGCTACCCTTTGAATAGTCAATTCTTGGAATGTCTGTAAGGTTGTCAACCACTAACCCGCTTGCGTTTACCCTTGTCGTTGTTCCTGCTTGGATAAGTGTCATATCTCCAAAAGGTTCAGAATTCGGCTTTACGTTGTTAATAGAACTATCACTATATCCCGTAGGTGTTAATACGATACTCGCTTTTTCTAATAAATTCGCCATTATAAATCAATGTTTTCAAGGTTAGTAAGCAAGGTTGTAGACGCTGCTTCGTTCTCGAAATATGTAGAACGTGCTTCGAGTGTAGCTAATAAAGAAGGGACTATTGAAGTCTCTGCAATGTCAGCATAAGACTTACCCCAATTTATAGTATTACTTGTAACCCCAACACCCCAATAAGTGCTATCGTATATTTTCCCCCAATTTATTGAGTTTGCCATCTTTTACTTTTTTTAAAAACAATTTTAGTCGCTGAACGTTTTTTTGTTTCTGTTTATATTTTCCTCTTTTTTCTGCCATAGTTATTTCACAAAACCCATCCGCCAAAGTTACCGTCTCCACTCGGAGAAACGTCCTCGTTTGAGTTACTTAAATATTCGGGGAATAAAGTCGTGTTGTTGCAAATGTAGTCAATGAATCTGCGTGTGTAGTTCTGTGCAGTTGCTCTTGCTTTTTCAATTAAGAAATCAACTTCGTCTTTGTTTACTGTTTCGCTTGTTTCCGACGTGTGTTTGTAAACCCCTCCGTTTGCGACTGTGTAAGCGGCAAAAGGATAGTATTCAACCAATGCCCAATAAATGAGCATAGGCTTCACGTATTTAATCAATAGGTTCTTGTAGTTAGCATTGCCTGCATCGTTGATTGTACCATCTTGAATTTTACCTTGAATAGCTACAAGCAAATCAGTACCCAAATATTGTTGGATATGTATGTCTTGAGCAATCTTTAAGTATTGAATAAACTTATCAACGTCTACCGAACCCGATACGACGCTATTTCTTTTGATGTCTGTTGTCGTAATTAGTAAAACCTCCGCCATTATTTGAATCTTTTATTTGTTGGTAAAAAGCCATTGTACGGCATATCCTTCGGCTTCATTGCAACCTCTTTAGGGTTTCTTACTCTGTAACCTTCTCTTTCTGCTTTGTTTGTTGATACTGTTGGTGCATTTGGATTCTTTACGTCAATACTTTGTTTGCTTCTGTACGTTCTTCTCATCCACTTGTGATGACAATCTCCTCCGCCTTTGTATTTAAAGATGTCGTAAGTGTCAGCACCATTTGGACCCCAACCTGCATTGACAGGTCTTTGGCTCATTTTGTCAATATCCTCTTTTCTGTAAATCTTATCAGCAGCTACCATTTTCTTGCAAAACTCTCTACTATTTGCGCTTACTCTTTTTGGTCCATACGAATAGCGAACTTTGTATTTAACGTCATTAATTTCTTTATCTTGACTACTTTTTGCGTTTGGTCTTGCAGTTCCTGTGCTTACGAAATTATAAATCTTAGATAGTAATGATTTTTTAGGATTGTTTAAAGCATCAATCTCGGCATTTAGTTGGTCTTCTGCATCATAATCTACTTCCATTTCATCAATCAATTCCCACTCATCCAAGTTTTCTTCTTCTCCTAAATCAGCCAAAAGGTCGTCAGTACTCATTTTAACGCCTGTTTCCTCCTCTTTTGTTTCTTCGTCAAGTACATTGTCCACTTCTGTAAATTCAAGCGGTTGTATCGTCTTAAAATAGGTGTTTAAGGAAATGCTATTTACTGCAAGTATCTCGTCAATCACATCAAGTAGTTCCTCTTGGAATGTTCTGATAACTAAATTGTCGTAAAGTAAAGATGCGGTTTTGATTTCGTCGGCATTGTTTCCAAGTCCGTTGTTTCCCGTTCTTATTCCCAAAAGCATTGGGGATGTAACTTTATGCCCTACAATCAATTTTTCTTGACATTCTC